TGTCGTCATCTCGGTCTGACTCTAGAGTCATCAAGTGATTACTGGTCGTTCGGCCAAGAATCACGCCGTCAGACGCAACGAGCGCCCCGCCTGGATTAACCTTCAAGGACGTACCCATCACAACCGCGCCAGCCTTATCGACTGATACACGGGTCGTTGTTGTCGCCCCATCACCTGTCCGAAAATTGATGTTCCCTTCGGCGTTAAGTTCAATCGCGGCTGTGTCGTAACTTGTATTGAATCGCGCCGGACTGCCGCCGTTGAGATACTCATTCGCCCCAATCCAGAGTTGAATGTTGGCCGCACTATCCCAGGTATCAATCGCCGCGTCTACTGTGCCGTCACTATTTTCAAACCGCACAGTCGGCGTTGAGGAGTTCGCTGCATCAATACAGACATCACCGCCAGTCGGCGTAACACCGAACCCAACTTCATTATCAAATTTTGCTACTCCCGTCACATCCAGCGTTCCACCGAGATCAACATTCGTTGGGAGAGCGGCATTGACAATCTGTGTGGACCATTGTGGAACAGAACCGCTGGACGTGAGGACTTTATTGGCGGTTCCTATGGCGGTTCGTGCAAGTGCCGTTGAGGACGACGCGTACACAATGTCGCCAGCCGCTTGACTCGTAATCGACAACCTTCCACCGTCGAGCGCGTTTTGGTTATCCCTGATGTACGTGTTGAGCATTGACGCCGTGGCGAGTTCTCCGGTCACCCACGTGCGAGGGCTGGTCCAGGCCATTACGCGACCTCACTTTCCGTCCTGAGCGACTTCACAGATTCGCCAGGAATCCAGTTGCGAGTTTCTTTCTCTTTCCTTGACAATAAAACCTCTTCGATCTGTTTTCGTTGTGTCGGAAAGATCACCGAGGTATACATGCGACCGCAATCAAAACAACAGGACACCTTGAACTCTGGCGACGTAAACCCTGCGCCATTACAAACGCAATCGACGACCCATCGCCCGTGATTGATATAGGCAACAACGTCAGTGGTAACCTCAAAGACCTCACGCTCAAGCCCTCTCATCGCACTGCCATGAACCCGCCTATAGGACGCGATATCCTTCACGCCCGCATGTCCATGTCCTTCGATTGGTCCGGCAATTTTATCCACTAAGCAAACCCCAAATTCGTGGTGATCCCTAACTCACTCGCGCCGACTTGTGTGCCGTCGCTCAGCACCCACGCCGCTTGACGCTCGGCAGGCGCAAGAATCCACGACGTGTCGATGACGGTCGGTGCGGAGATTGTCATCCGCACGCCATTGATGAAATACCCGATCTCTGCCCCGCTCGCTCCGGTGGCGGCGATGCCAGTGACCGCCTCGCTGAACGTGATCTTGTCTCCAGGTTCCCTCGCGAGGCTGTGCGTCATGAGGTAATCGCTCTTGTTGCTCGACAGCCGAAATTCCTGAATGGTATATGTCGGGTCTTTGTAAATGTTCAACAGCCACTTCGCGATCTCATTCCCGAACTCGCCTGCGTTGCTTTCGTATTTCATGTCCACGCGACTATCGATCTCACCGTAGACAAACTGGCTTGCTTCATCGTTGGCACTTAGTACGGTGTCAGTTACATCCCGAACCGCCGTGCCTCGTAACTGCAACGTCGTGAGGTAGGCCGTGGACGACGCATGAGCGTTGACCAATTTTAGCTCGGCGCTATTCGCTGCACTGGTTTCGATGGTGACTGTGACGCTACTCGTAATCGTCGAGCCAGATCCATCGCTGGCCGTATTCGCAATCCAATCCGTCCCACTGACCGGAGTCACCAGACTTTCCGCTGCCACGCGATAGGCATTGATGGATGCTTCACGAAACGGGCAGTTGATAAAAATTGTGCCGCCCGCAGGAATGGACGGGCTTTCGTTTGTGGTCGTGAGTTCGTACAGCACCGACGCCGCCGCATCTGTTGTTCGAGGATGCACCACCACATAGACACGGTTGATAAGCATATCCCTGTTTCGACCGACGATAAGAGTTCCCATCGTATTATCGAAGGTGGCAGAGGCCGCACCTTTCTTCGGCCTTGCATGGCGGTCCTCGAAGCGAAGCGTCCCACCTTGAGTCGTATCGCCCTTGATGTACAGGTATCCCAACTCACTCAACGTGACATCAGCGAGCGCGGAATAGACGCTCGTCTGCGCGTCCTTGAGATTATCAAAACTTTTCGCGAACGTGCTTTGCCCCGTCGCGTAATCGGTAGCGTTCGGCTGTTTCGCAACGGCGCTCGACACCATCGTCTCGATTAGTTCGTCAGCACGCTTGTCGCTTTGGATGGAGACGTTCCGAACCTTGGCCCGAACCGCATCGTCCATCCAGTCCACGGCCTTACAAATAACGGCCTGCCGATCATACTGACCGGCATCAGGATTGATGTCGATGAGCGTTCCGCTGAACTTGAAATAGGTCACGGAGTCATACGTAATCTTCAACAGGATTTCCGCTCCAAGATCCCAGCCAGCCACCACATTGGCATGACCAGGACTGTAGGCACCCTGCTGGCTATGTGAATTACCCGCAGAATTATCCAACGCGAACGTCAAGATCCCAGTGCTGGCAATCCTGTCCAATGGACCGCTCCCCGTGACGCCGTATTCGACACTAATCGGCTGCACAGCCGCCCGTGTATCAGCGGTCACGTCGGTCAAGGTGCCATCCACGACCGTCGTCTCACCGACTTCACTGGAGCCTTCGACGCCAATCAACCAGCCTCGTATCCTCGCGACGACGGCGACCGTTGCTGTCACACCCATAGCTATTGCGTTAATAAAATCGCGTCTCGTAAGTGTATCGGCAGGTTTTGTATCTCTCGGCGTAATCCAGCGACTTCACCGAGCAAGGCGTTCTCGCCCTGTCCAGCCGACTCGCTCTGAATGCTCCGTGCCTGCGACTCTGGAACAATCGCCTCCCTGCCGTGAAGCCGCACCATCGTCCCTTGACCGAAATCGACGAACCGTCCACCGGTCCCATGCTGATAACTGTGTGCGCCTGGAAAGTCTGGCACGTCCGAGGCGTGGTAATTGATGCCGATGTCAATGTCATCAAAGTCTGGAAAGTCGTACGAGCCAACATCGAACCCGATGTCTACGGTGACGCTATCAGGAATGTCATTGACTCCCTCCGTGACTTCTCCAACGGCATCCGTAACGCCATCAGGACCGATAAGCCGAGTGATCAATTCATCGATCTTCGTAATCAACGCCGCAAACTTTTTCTCGATTGGCTCTGCGAAATTTAGCTGGCTCATGTCGGTAAGCTTCTGGCCGTTCTCATCGGTCAGTAACCCTTGAGCAATCATCGCCTTCATGATGGGGTGCATATTGTGCGGGATATCAACACCGGCCTTGTAAGCGTCGTCCACGAGGTCTTGCACTGACTCCGACATCCCATCCAGCACGGCCTTCGTATTCACGCCTTCTTGATTGAGTATTTCCCAATCCTTCACAATCGCCTTCGCCGCAGCCGTAAGACGCTTTCGATCAAACGCTGGCCCTAGCTCAGTGAGGGCGATGCCGTACTTCTCGGCGCTGGTCTGCATCGACTTCCAATCAATATGCGCCTCCTGCGCGAGATTCTTTAAGAGGTTCTCGTCTTCTTTTGTCAATGCACCAAGTTCTCGCAACGTCTCCAGATACGGGTCCAAGTGCTGCGGCAATATCTCTCCAGTGACTTGACCCTCATTGAGCAACTCGCGCAGACCTTGAGCGGCGTCCTTGGTGAGCGTTTTAATTCTTAACGCGGTCGCTTCAAGTTCTCGCAGAGCTTCTTTAGCTGCCGCTGCTTCCGCTGCCTCCGCTGCCTTTTCTTGTTTTGATTTACCGAATAACCCCTTGAAAAATCCACCAATCTTCGCGAGTCCTTTGGTCGCCAGTCCCATGCCCAGGCTAATCACGCTGGACATCCCACCCGTGAGGATGCCACCAAGTCCCTCGGCAAACCCTGTCCCGATCTTTCCAAGAAAACCGCCAAGGCCAGCCCCTCCGGTTATGCCTTCCTTCAATCCCGAGAACACATCCTTGAACGAGGAGCCGAAAGCACTGAGCGATGAACGTGTTTTCTTTGCCGATAAGTCCACACCATCAAGACTGCTCTTAACGGACGGCATCAATCCGATGAACTGCGGCAACGCCGTTCGGTTCATGTTCGTGAATGCGACATGAGCCTTGAACATTTCACCAGATAAACCACTAGGCCCGATCTTCTTGATGATGCCTTCGAGACGTGGACCGAGAACCTTGAGCGCCGTTTCAGAACGCTTTTCAGCCTCGGTCAATCTACCCCATGCGACTTCTGTTTCTCGCAACTGAGCCTTCGCCGCGAACCCTCGAAACTCGCCAGCTAAATCAGCAACACCATTCTCAAACGCGAGTGCCGCTTCCTGAGCCTCGGTCAACTCTTCAGTCGTCTCTTCCAGGTCTTCCGATAACTGGACTGTTCCCGCTGATGCGTCTTCAATCGCAGGAACCAAATCGTCAAACTGTTTCACCAGTTTCTTGATGCCCGCTGGTATCTCTTCGCCGGTTTGCTCGTGCAGTGTTTTCGCTTGGGTCGCGATATCCCGAAACATCTCTTCTGTTCCCGTTCCGGTTTTTGTTAACTGCCACCACATATTTTTCAGAGCGGCCATCGAGTTCGGGCCTTGCAGGTTTTTCTTAACCGCTTCCGTTAGGGCATCGTTCGCTTCGGCTACGTCGTAAATGTTTCGCGTAGCGGCCTTGGCTTCATCCTCTATATCGAAATACTCACCAAGACCAACAGTACTCGTCAGGAAATTTGCGAGCTTTTTCATGCCCTTAACAGTCGCCTCGAACGCGACAACAATCTCTTCGCGGAAATGAAACGCCGCCAGTCCAGCCGCAGCCAGCCATCCGACAATAGGGATACCGAGCAGTGATGCTCCGAACGCCTTCGCTGCCAGACTCGCCAACCAGGTACCAGCCGTCATGACCTTAATCGCGCCAGCCATCGCAATCACACCACTAACGGCAGACCCGATCTGCCCAAGCATCAAAACGATCACTGGCAGTACCGTGATCAATGCCGCCAGCTTGACCTTCGCCTCCTTCGCCTCTGGCGACATCTCTCGGAACGCACTGATCCACCCTTTGATGGCTGGAACAATGTCGTCCTTTAACGACCCAACAAGATCATTGAAAATCGGTTGCAGTTCATCGCCAATCTCCTGAGCCACAACCGTCAACTCGATCTTCAGTTGCTTCCAGGCGAACCCTGCTGCATTGATGCCTTCTGTCTGTTCCCGGAAGGCTTCATCGGTTGCCCCAACTGAATCCTGAAGTGCGGCCAGTTTTTCGTCATACACTCCAGCCTGCTCACCCGTCAGTGCGAAGATTCCGACCAGTGCTTCCTGTGAACCAAACAACTTCCCGACGGCCTCGGCGCTTCCATCAGTGGTGCCGATCAAGGCGTCCAGCGTCTCCTTAAATCCGAGTGTCTGTAACATCGACTCAGAACCGGCGAAGCCGAGTTTCTCAACAGCCTCGGTCATGCCTTTCGTCGGTTTCATCAACCCCGTCAGGACGGCGGCGAATTGCGTAGACACCATCGAGGTCTTGCCGGTGACACCGGTCAAGGTGGCAAACGTCGCGAACAGTTCTTCCTGAGTAAGATTCAGCTTCGCCGCGACCGGAGTCACGCGACCAAGTGACGCAGCCAACTCAGGGAACGTCGTCTGGCCCAGCTTCACGGTCGTGAACGCGAGATCGGATGCCTTCTGCGTAGCCACCGCGCTGATGTCTCCGTATCCCTTGGTAACTCCAGACGTAAGATTGATCGCATCCGTCACCGTTGCCAATCCAGCCGCCGCCGCTCTCGCATTGACCTCAAGAATCTTCTCGGTATCCGCTGTGTCTCCAAGTGCTGATATCACGTTATAAAGACCGTCGGCCATGTCTGAAGTGCTTGCGCCCGTGGTGACGGCTAATTCCTGAACGGTCGTTTTTAGTTCCTTGACCCGTTCGGTGCTGCCGGGAATCAAGCTGGCGACGTTCGCCATGCCAGCGTTCATATCCTGAGAAAACTTGACGGCTGCTGCTGCTGCTCCAACAAGTGGCAGCGTCACCCCAAGCGACAACGACTTGCCGATGCTTTTCGTCTTAGCACTGACACGTTCTAAACGCTTACCAGCGGCTTCGGCATTCTTCGCGGCAGTCTTCATCCCCTTGCTGAACTGATCTTTCAGCCGAAGGATCGCCTCGATGGTGCCGACGTTCACAGCCATCTACGTGATCTCACCCTTCGCAATCGCGACGTCGGTTCGTAACACCTCTTCAATCATCGGCACGTTATCCAGGTTCTCTCCTGCGCTCATGTTATCGAGCCGGTGTTTTGCGTTGGCGTATGCTCGCATCTTTATGATCTGGAATAGATGCTTCCGCACATCGATCTCTAGCTCGTTGATCGCTTGCGACGGTAAGCATCCAAACTCCTCACAGATTCGAGACACGATCCACGCCTCCGGCGGTTCAGCGCCCTCCATACCAGACAAACATTTATGGAGCGCGACTAACCGTTTTTTGCTTCTTCCTCCGTGTCCGGTTTGTTCCGCTCGTAGATTTCACGAGCGATCCACTTAGCTGTCCTGGCGTCTAAGTCTTGAATCCTATCGACCGTCGGCTTTCCCTCGTAACTCCAGGCGATGATCGCTTTTCTGAGCAGCGTTTCCATGTCGTAGGACTCAAACGCGGCACCCCGCCCTTTTTTCTCAGCACCGTCGTCATCAATCTTTTCATCCTCATCTTTATTCGATGACCGCATGATGGCCTCGAACACATCGCCACCCATGCGCTTCACTTGCCCGATATCTCGTTCCTGTTTATTACTGACAGCCTCTTCCATCGCTTTCCACGATAGATTTTTTATCTCAATCCACTGGCCGTCCTCGTGCGGCACATCAAGCTTCTCGACGATTTTACTAACAAGCATAATTCTCCCGTTTAGATAACTTCAAACCCCTTAAATATCTTTTGGAACTCCTTCGACAGTTCCGATTTCATCGCAGAAGCATCCTCGGTGACGACCGAGATGATGTACTTGGCCTGTCCGACCGTGTGCTTATACGACAGGTCTTCGTGCTGACGGAGAGCGTAGGCCGTTGTGGTGCCACCGGCCTGCCAATACACTTCGACGCCTTGACGTGTGCGTTTTGCAGGAGAGAGACGAACGCTCGCCTTGAGGTGTCCGTCTTCGACTGGCGTGCGGTTTTTGATCTTTGCGATGCGAGGCTGTCCGACAAGGTTGAGAATCTTGGCCGTGTCCCGCTCGACCTTCTCACCTATCTTTCGGATTCGTGCAGTTGTCTCTCCAAGACCGTCAAATTCCATAGCACACACGTATCTCCAAGCACAGAAAAAGGTCAGCAACGCCCCAGGCATCTCTATCGCCCGAGGCTGATTGCTGACGATCTTCAGGCCGAGACTTACGCCTCGGACGCAGCGCCACTCGGACGATACGTGGCACGAACGATATGCAGACTGTCCTTGTCTAGCACGCGCTCGTAGTCCACGATCCACCCTTCCATCGTCGTGGTCTTACTGCCACCGTAGGCAACAAGCAGCGTCTTCTGCTGGTCGGCTGGACCGTTCGCTACATCGCCAAGTACAGCGTCAGTGGTATTCGAGGTGTCGTCATACCATGCCTCGATTACGATGTCGTCCACGAACCGCTTGCCGGTTGACAGGCTTTCGGTCCACGAGTCACCAAAGCCAGTCGAGTCCACCATGCCCGAATTGACCTTAATGCCGCCAATCGAAATGATGTACTGACTCAGCACTCTCGCAGAGCCTCCGCTATCGTCCAGCGTAATCGCTACACTACTTGGTCCGTATTTAGCCACAACGTCCTCCTGTCCGTATGTGTCGTCGTTATCCTCGTGAGAATCCTACCGTGTACGTCACTGTCGGCGTCGAAGACCCGCCAATCGTTCTGGCTACTCTGAGATACCTATTCACCGTCCCGCTCACCGTTATCCTCTGAGCCGATACCGCTGTAGCCTGAGCAAAGGTAACCAAGGTCGCAAACGTCGTGTCGTCAGCACTGTGCTGAATAATCATGTCGCCCGTGGGACTTGTCCCCGACACGGCTGTCACCTGGAGATAGCCAGACCCACCAGAGGCCGAGCTTGCGCTGTTGTCTACCGAGGCGCTGTTTCCTGTCGCCGTCTGTGCGCCAAGAGCCTCAACAATTTCACCCTCTTCAATTGCACCGGTCACGCTGTACGTGACATTCAGCTTATGCAATCCCTCTTTTTCAATCAGGCGTTCCACCTGCGAACCGAACGCCCCCTCAAAGCCAGTTATCGCGCTGCCAGCCGTACTGCCAGCCGGTGCCACGGTTACGATCTGACTCGTCGTCTCATTTCCAACGAATGCCGCTACTGAGCTATTCGTCGCATCATCGAACCATCCAGTCTGGTACAACTCGCCAGAGAGCCGTCCGGTGGGTGTCGATTCCTGCCACGCATCACCAAGCGCATCCGTATTCTCGGTCGCGCCGATTTTCTTGAACGTCATCTCTGTCGTGAGTCCAGCCAGCGACCGACCGCCGACGAGGAAGAACCCGACAGAACTTGGTCCGTATTTCGCCACTTTGCCCTCCCGTTACCTTTTTCGACTTCCAGGCTTGGGCTTACTTGATCCTGAATCGACTTCCTTGATATACCCGAATCGTAGAAAGTTTTTCCGAGAGGCTTCAGGAATGTCATCGCAGAAACCCCCAGGCTTCACATTCTTGATCGTCACCTTCTCTCGTTGGGCGTCAGTTAACTTCGACAAGCCACCGGCCTTCTGCACTAGCTTCAAGCTAGCAGCGTTTGGATATGAAATTCCAACGATAGCTTTCAGCCTACTCATGGGTCGTGCCTCTCATTCCCACACGATTTACACAGCACAATTTTCTTACCACCGAACACCTCATGAAGTAGCTGCTTCTCAGGACTGGCCCCACACTTATTGCACGCCGTCATGATGGATCTTTCGCCAGCGTTGAGTTCAACGCATAGACGGCCCTGCCGCTGTCATCGACCTTCAACAAGAACGGAGACGATGGCCGTGCGTATTCATAAAACGTACTTGACAGCGACTCGGCATCCACCTTCCCGAGTGCCACATGAGCCAGTTCGCAATTCGCTCGGGCTGTGTCGTAACTTGCCGCACGCGACAAGAATTGAATGCTCGGAAATTCTCGACCGATGCCGACAGAGCCGAACTCTTTTTCCGATGCAATCCCTTGAGTCATGATCACCGCCATTGCGGTATCTGGTGTGTCTTCAGGCAAGGCATCCTCGAACAGATCCGTACCGACTGCGGTTGCTACACTTTCAGCAACAAGATACGCCGTCACTTCAGTAATCGTCGCCATCAGCCAAAGTAGAGAACCGTCACGTAGGGATTATCGGATGAGTCCACCATTGCCTCGGCTCTGATGATGGGACGGATGACGGACCCTGGAAGCGTCACCTTGTCCTTCTCATCGAACACCGTCTTGCCCAACACCACTAGCTGCGAACGAGATACTCGCTCATTTCCAAGTGAGTCCAGAACCTTCGCAGGCTTCTCATACAGCAATCCCGTTCTCGATACACCAGTGGCATACGTCGGCCTGCCTTGACGGTCAAGGGTGGACGTAGCGGCTTCATGCGTGAAGGTCACCTGAAGATCGCCATCATCCGTCACGCTTTGCGCCACGGCCACCGCGTCATGAATCGCATTCGCAAGACTCACGTTCGCACCAACTCTGCCGACATCTGCCCTCGTTTACGAACAGACCAAAACCAACTCGATTCTAGGATGTAATACACAGCGTCAGGAACAACCTTCGCGCCCTTCCTTCCGCTGAACGTCAGCGAGACAGGACCGGCCTGAAGATTCGTAATGCCCTTCGTCGAGACGGCATCATCGGCCATTCGATTCGCCGCGATGATTTGACGGGCGAACTCGGCAGTCGCATCCCTTACACCATTCGGAATCGAATCGGAATCCATCGCGTTATCGTTTCGATCCCACATACCCGTCCTCGGCCAGTTCAGAACTTGAATCACGTCAGACGGTGAGCCAGTCCACTCAATATGCTCATCCAGTAACCGCGTCGCCATCAGCAAGGATTGATCCTTTAGATCATCACTCGCACCAGACCACGTTGTTCCGCTTTGCGGATGATTGTCATCGTACTGGGTCGCGTCCGCACGAGTGCAATACGTGTTCGCGGTAGATGCGCCAGCGGTAGCCACTAAGGTGGAAACAGCCATAGCCCCCTACGTCGAGATACCTGCGTTTCTCAGCTTTCGCTTCCCAGGTTTCGGGGTGGCTCGTTGAGGCTCGGCCTTTTTATACTGACCGGCATCCTCTTCGTTGACGACGACCTTGTTGCCGCGTGAATCGACAACCGTGACGGTCTTCACAATGCCCATTACACCCTCCCGTAGACAAACGGATCGGTCGGAGTTCGCTAGGAAGAACTCCGACCAATCCGCGCTAGTCGGTTTCTATCCTGCAATCCGCGCAGCCAGTTCACGTCGAATCAACTGCGCCCCATACAGAATATCGAAGGAGTAACGAGTCTGCTTGTGCTGACGAGTAAGCTCAAGGCGTAATGTCAGCCCACTCTCCGGATCGAATGCACTCTCGACCAACGAGCCAAGCCGACGATCATCATCACTCGCTGCTAGAGGTCTAGTGGCGAACGCAAATGCGTCTCTATGAAAGCAGAGATTCACGACATGCGTTGCTTTGAAAGTCAACGCTGCATTGTCGGCCCACGCGACCTTCGCATACGGGAACATCGTGATGACCGTTGAGGTCGATGAAGACACGACATACGTCTGTGTGTCACCGGCCACCGTGAACACATCGCCACTTGCTGGAGCGGTGCCGCCTCCGTCCCAGGTGAGCGTGGTGTCTCCGACACTTACCGACGCATCATTGACAAGAATCGTGCCGGTTCCGGTATTCGTGTGGGTAGGCACATTCTGGCTCATAGCCCACATCGCCCCGAGCTTTCGACCAATCTGACCGTTAGCGATAACACCGTCACCGCCTCCGTAGCTCGCGTCTTGGAAGGCGCGAAGATTGATCGCGTTCGCCTCGGCGTCAGGGTCAAGCACCACGAACCGTGGCTCCATCGGAGCCAACTGATTCGCGAGTTGCTTCCTTGCATCGGTGAAGGCGGTCAGTGCTGAGGCGAACGGTGTCGTGCCAGCCGTTCCAGCGTACCCATACACGCCGACATATTTGCCCCATATGTATGAATCGACATTATTTGCGAGCGCACGGATTGCTTCGCTGGCCTGCATGGGAATCGTCCCATCCATGACCTCCATCCGCTCTTTATCGGTGAGAAAAAATGGCGCTTCATACCACTGATCGAGCGCTATGCTGACCTTTGTCGGCGCACTATCCGTGTTCGCTGGT